ATACACATATGCACTTGGTGCTGCTGGAGCTGGTGGTATCGCCGGCAATAATCCTGGAACAGCAGGTGGTGACACAACATTTACTGTTAGCGGTGTAACTGTTACAGCCAAAGGTGGCTCGGGTGGGCTCGGCTCGCTCGGTGCTGCAACCACTTTGGTGCAACGTGGCGGGCCTGGTGGGGTGGCTGGAACCAACGGTGACGTCAATGCTGCGGGGATGCCTGGTGAGGTGTGCATTCGTCAAGGAACTGTTTTTGTTGTTGGTACATGCGGTGGTTCAACGCTGTGGGGAAAAGGTGGCATAGCCACATCAACAGCAGCAGCCGGTAACGCCGCCATTGGCAACGGAGCTGGTGGTGGTGGCGCAACAAGCGCCAGTGCTACCAACCGTGCTGGTGGAACCGGTACAATAGGGATGATTCTAGTCACTGAGTACGAGTTGGCATAAAGCCTTTTATGACACTAAAATCTAATGTTACTATTATAAAAATGTTAACTTAATAATTAAATTAACAAAAGAGATCCATATGCCTTTTATTATAACAAATCCAAAAACAAAGATCATTACGCAAAAGTACATGATTGACGAAAAAATTATTGAGATTTCTAGTTCCCGCACACTAGATCATGTTACTATTGATGATATCAATATTCGCATGCCAATTAACAATCCATTGGATATCAATATATCAGCTAAGTTAAGTATTGGTTATATGGATGGAACAGTATTTTTCCCAGTTGAACATGATGCTGTTGATTTGGCAGGAGAGTCATTAATTGCCGCAATGATGGCTTCTACAAAGCCAGATATTTCACATTATGCTGATTTTAAGGCTTCACTTTATGAACTTTTAGTTTTTATTGGTAAGATACCAACAGGAACAATTTCATAGTTTATTACTTTATGAGGTAATTTATGTGTATAATTGATAAGATAATATCATGAAAGCGCTTGTTTTATCAGGTGGGGGATCAAAGGGTGCATATCAGATCGGCGTCCTGAAAAAATGGATGGGTGAACAAGGGCAAGATTATGAAATTATGTGTGGTGTTTCTGTTGGTGCATTAAACATCGCTGGACTAGCAACAATTCCATTGGGTCATCCAAAGATTGCAATTCGATGGGCTGAAAAATTTTGGTTGGAAAAAGTTAACACTAATGCTGTCTACAAAAGATGGTTTCCATTTGGTCGCTTACATGCTCTTTGGTTAAAGTCGGTGTATGATTCCAGTCCGTTGATTAGTCTTGTTAATGAAAACATTAATCTTGACAAGATCATCGAAAATGGTCGAAGGCTGGCAGTTGGTGCTGTATGTTTAAATACTGGTGAATATCGATATGGAACAGAGACTGATCCTGATTTTATTAAGTGGGTATTAGCATCATCAAGTTTTCCAGTATTTTTGAAACCAATTGAGATAAATGGAGAATTATGGAGTGATGGTGGCATTAAACATGTGACCCCTCTTGGTCAAGCAGTTCATATGGGTGCAACTGAAATTGATGTCATCATGTGTTCAAATCTCGAAGAGAAAACAAGATTTAAACCTGATGATTGTGCTGCTATTCCCGGAATTGCTGTAAGAGCAGTCGACTTAATGTCTGAACAAATAATCAAAAGTGATATTGCAATAACAGGTTTGAAAAATGATCTTGCCATTATTAATCCGGCATATCGTCAAATTAAAGTTCGGGTTGTTATGCCAAAGAATAACTTGACAGATAACCCGCTTGATTTTAATCCAATTGATATTAAAAGAATGATTGATCAAGGTTACAAAGATGCTGATTCTGCAGTAGATTGGATTTGACATGAGTCTAGACCAACTACGAAATTGTAATTTTGGACGAAATCGAGCCAATGCTACGGGTTCAACAGGTGTAGGCTATACTGTGATGGACACAACAGGGGTCACTGTTACTCCTAGAACCACCACAGGAGTTTATCAGCTTACTTCTGGAAGTGGTCTATACGCTGCATATGTGAGTTTTCCTACAGCCTTCCGTGGGCAAATAATGTGGGATACTGGTATAGCATTTTCGACAGCATCATATGCCGTTGAACAATATAACGTTGAAGAAAATAACCCGCTGGTTAATGACAACAATTCAATGTTGAATTATTTGACTGGTACGGTGTCTGCGTTATATGATATCAATTATGGAAAATGGCAGATCATCGCGAATCAAATGATTTTTTACAAAATTGACAATACTACAGAGATTGCGCGATTTAATCTGTTTGATGATGCCGATGTTCCATCAATGGATGCAGTTTTTAAGCGTGTAAAGATATAACATGCCTCCGAACCCATATGGTCGCATTACAAATAGGATTGTTACAAGGGGTATGGGCCCCCACATAAATCGTCTTGTAACACAAGGTTATGGAGGTCCTCCTTCATTTGTTGTACAAGCGATCTTACGTGGTATTTCAGTTCGTCATGTTCGCGGTCAATCAGGTACAAAACGACGCCTACGTGAGATGAATGAATTCATTGTTTGGGCAAAATTGATCGAAATTAATGATCAACAGCCAAAAAATAAGATTGAGGGATTTGTAAAAGTCCATACTAAAAAAGGTTTTGCAAGTGCAACTGTAGAACATGTGTCTTCTAAGATGCGTAACATTACAGAAAGCATCAAGGTGTTTGTCAAGCGCGTGAAGTAAAGGATACTTAAATTGATGGAACCTCTATTAGAAACAATTTCGTTAGACTCTGAAGAAAACAATGAGCTTTTGTTCAAAGTTAAAATTGAAGGGGCTGATGGACCTGCAAAAGTTAGACTTGTTTGTGAAACAGGTGATGTTGCATTCATGTTTAATGGTCAGCCCATTGGAGATGATGTTGTTGCATTCAATTTACCAGTCTTGAAAGACAAGATAAAAGAAGGAACGTATCTTTCTAGGGTTGAGGTTTTAATTGAAAATCGATATTTTACCCCTGTTCAATTTCAGATTAATCTTAAGAAGACAGTTAAAGTCGTTGCTGAATCTATAAAATTTATACCAAGAAATGTTCCTCAAGAAATTAAGATAACGGCCGCTCCAATTGTCAAGTCTGTTATATCTCAACCTGTTGTTATAGCTTCTGAACCTGTAAAAGAAGCAAAGCAAGTTATTATAGCTCCCCCACTTGCAAGAATGGGTGCTCAAAAAACATTAAAAGAGAGATTTCAGGAAAAATCTGATAAACAATTGACAGAAGATGAAATTCTTGATGCCGCAAAGAATTTTGTGAAATCTAGAAAAAAGAAGTAATATTAATGCTTTAGTTTATGCTAGCAAAGATATTAACGTTTCTTTTAGAATATAACATCATCTAACGTTGCACGTTTCATGTGTTAATAATTATCGATGACATGTCTAGCTTTCTTACAACGTTATCACCGACACCTTTTGGATTTTTTGATGCTGATTCTCAATTTCAAGTTGAGGCAGACAGTATGATCGTTTTTGTAAAACGCAAATTGGGCGATGATATTCTAAGTGTCGAACTTACAAAAAAACAGATTTGGTCATGTTTTGAGGAATCAGTTTGTGAATACAGTCGTGTGATTCATGAATTCAAAATTGAATCAGATCTGATCAATGTTTTGGGACTACCAACTGCCAGCACAGATTTAACAAATGTTTATCCACGACAATCTCTTGAGTTTTTGATTCGTCAAGCTGAACCATATGCCACTGAGGCCTTTTTGGGAGGCGCATATGATGCAGAATTAGGTTATATCAATATTCTTCCCGGACAACAAGATTATAACATTTACTCAGATATTATGAATTCTAGTGGAAGCAATTTGTGGTTATCAATTCCATCTGCCTCACGTGGCAGAATGCGTATTGTTGAATTGTTTCATACAGAACCCCTTGCTGCTCAACATTTTTTGTTGAATGCATCAAACATGACAAATTTCTTGGCATCAAACTTTAATTATGAGTCGTACGTTAATAGCACAGTTTTTTACGTATTACCAGTATTTGAAGACGTGTTAAGACGTGGGATGATGGAGACTGCATTTAGAGTAAGACGTTCGAATTACAGTTATGAAATCATTGGTAGCAATCTTCGAATTTATCCAATACCTAGCCTACAATCGCAGTTAGGCAAGATGTTTATTAAAGTTTTTGCTAAACCAAATAATCCATTGCAACCATCTATCGGAGGAGGAATTGCAGGAGCTTCAGATCCGTCACTGTATGGAATTTCTGGACCAAACAACGTTCCGTTAAATAATCTTCCATTCGTAACAATAACACAACCTGGAAGACAATGGATCAGACAATACACTCTCGCATTATCAAAGGAATTGTTGGGACTTGTTAGATCAAAGTTTCAATCAATACCAATTCCAAATGCTGATCTACAATTAAATGGAGAAAAACTTATTTCTGATGCTCGTGAAGATCAAAATCGTCTTAGAGATCAAATGAAAGAATGGTTGGCTAAACTCACAAATCAGGCATTAATGGAACAACAAGCAAACCTTGCTGAATCAATGCAAAAGCAATTGAAGTATATCCCATTTCCGTTGGGCAAAGCAATTTCAATTGGGTGAATTTGTTGAAGAATTTGAATAAAGATTTTTCAAAGATGTTTACCATATCTAAAATAACAGATTTTATGTTTAAACAAAATTCTGAACTATGTGTTGAAATGGTCAAAAGATAATGTCACGCTTGTTTATAACGCCAAGAGAAATTAATTTCATTAGTGATATTACAAAGGAATTGATTAAAGACGTAATTGGGCAATTCGTATACTATTATCCAATCTCTGAGAGAAAAACAAAGACACATAGCATTTATAATGAATCGACTCAAAAAATATTCGATAATCCAATTAAGATTGATTGCCTCGTTGACAATAATTTTCAAACAGATACAAAAATAGATTCATTTGGTGTTGATTCAACTTATAAAATTGAAATTTATATTCAATATGCAGATCTAATTGATAAAGGAATTGTTGTTAGCATTGGTGATTTCTTTAGTTTTGGTGACGTATTTTACGAAATAACAGAACAAATTTTTATGAGAAACATATATGGTCTTCCAGAACATAAAGACGGTCTTAAATTGATTGGAACGAAGGCACGCGAAAGTCAGTTTAAAACACATACAATTGGACCAACAGATATTGGTAGACCAGATGATGATAGTATTCAAAAGGAATTTGAACAGCAACGTGGTCGAGCTGAAAATTCTGAAGGTCCAACCGGTGATGTACGTGATCTTGTAAAGGCTGGAGTTCTTGATGCACCTATAACTGGTCCAAAGAAAGTTTCAGAACAAGGTGCTGTTGAAGATAATTCTCATTACGCTAGTAGTTTTTACGACGAAGACTGAGTCATAAATGCCAACTCGATATAATAGCAAGAGTCAATCTAGATTTAATGTTCCCGGTTTAAATTCTGGGTATGACAGTAAATCTGCACCAGATCTTGTAATGCCTTCTGTTGGAATAGAAGATGTTGATGTAGCCTTATTCAATTTGTTTGATAAAGAGATTCCATTTCAAATTGGTGGAAAAGACGTTGATCTGAAAAAAGTTCCAGTGTTATTTGCCGCCGGTGAAAAATGGGCATTGTTAAAAAATGGTAGAGCATTACGTGATCGAAATGCATCTTTGATTCTTCCATTGATAACAATCATGCGTACATCAATCAAACAATCGTCTGATGAAGACATTACCGGCCGAGGAATCAACCAGCAGACTGGTGAAATCATTATCACGCGACGTTTAGATAAATCAGACCGTGGGTACCAAAACCTAATAAACAGACTGTTATTGAATAATCAGACCAACCTTGCAGTGTCACCAGCTAATGGTGTGAGTGGTCAATTAACATCAGATAGAAAATTAGGTGACTTGGCATCTGATCTTAACGTACAAGAGGGCGCGTTATTGATTCCAAATAAAAAAAATAACATCTATGAAACGATAGTTTTACCATCTCCTCAATTTTTTACCGCTGTGTATGAAGTCACAATGTGGACACAATACACACAACATATGAATCAACTGACAGAACAACTAATATCATCATTTTTACCACAAGGAAATGCTTGGAGACTTGATACACAAAAAGGTTATTGGTTTGTTGCGTCAGTTGAAGGTAACATATACAATGCTGAGAGCAACTTTGATGACATGTTACAGTCAGAACGCGTGATCAAATTAAAGTTTACAGTTAATGTGCCGGGTTATATCTTGGCAACACAAGTCCCTGGTGCTCCTGTTCCTATCAAACGTTACGTTTCATCTCCTATAATTTCGTTTGATATTGGATTAAAAGAAAATGAACAAATTGCGGAAAGTGGAATTGATGATCCATTTTTAGGCGCGGATGATCCGACATTACCATTAAATGATGTTGCAAATAAACGTTCAGATCAACGACAAACTCAATCTACAAGATTGTATCCAAATGTCAACAGCATAACTCCAGAAGATCCAGCACTTAAAGCTTTACCAAGAGGAACAGATCTTACAAAATATAAACGAATTACTGGTTTAGATAATAATGGAAATACAGTTTCCAAATATGTTCGTGTTGTATCTGTCAATAGATACACTGGTGAAACTGTATTCGCTGCCGATACTGATTTGGGTGGACTTACGATAGTATTAACAGACTGATCAATGGTGTATCAATCTTTCATCTACGCATTGAATACTTATCATTGATATTCTACTATGTAGAGGAGTGTTGCAATGTCCAAAGAACAGACTTTCAGAAGTCCGAATTATTATGATCGTGAAATTGATATTTCTGCACCACAAACTCGTGGTCCAATAGGTACACCAGCCGGAGTTATAGGAACATCAAATAAAGGTCCTGCTTTCGTACCAATTACTGTAGCGAATTTTGATGAATTTATTACTACATTTGGTAACTTAGATGCAAAAAAGTTTGGTCCTTATGCTGTCAATGAATTTTTAAAGCACAGAGCTTCATTAACTTATCTTAAAGTTTTAGGTGCTGGTGCAAATAGCACAGATGGTGATATTGCAACAACATTAGCAACTGGTCGTGTTAAAAATGCTGGTTTTTATTTAGATGGTAATGCCGCTGCTCACGATTCAAAAGGTCGTCATAATGGTGCCGTTCAGTTTCTTGTTGCTCGACATTCTTTGCAAGCAAATGAAGCGTTCGGAATGCCAATGTTTACAGATAATTCATCATTTTCGGGTGGATTTGCAAACTTAGTTAGAGGAGTTGTTTTGTTAGCATCTGGTGCTAGAATGATGATTCTTGACGGAAATGAATCAGCGGTGGGAGCATTCACGGCGGCATTACCCGACGATCTTGCAACACCGGTGGGTGGTAAGTTTAAACTTGTTATTTCTTCTACATTGGGTAATGGATTCGTTAATACGGATAATAACCCAGGTGTAAAGATCTATACAGCATCATTTGATCCAACATCAGCTGATTATTTTGCAAAAGTTTTAAACTCAGATCCTGAACAACTTGTTACGTATCAACACGTTCTATATGCTGATTTTGCTGTTGATGATGAAATTGCAACCGTTGTATCTGTTGCCGTTTTGTCTGGTTCTACTTCAACATCTAGTACATCAGGTGATACTTCATTGGCAATGCGAAAAGCATACGGTGCATATGACACTCGTTATACAACACCAAAGTCAACGATGTTTATCTCTCAGCCTTTTGGTGCGTCAGAATATGATTTGTTTTCTTTCGAAGCGCTCGACGATGGAGAATTTGCAAACAAGCTTTACAAGATCTCTATTTCAAATCTTAAGGCATCACTTGATGATGCAAATCGCTATGGTTCATTTACTGTGCAGATTAGGGATTGGACTGATACTGATCAGAATCCAATCGTTCTTGAATCATTCAATAATTGTTCTTTGAATCCAAATGCCGATAACTACGTTGCTAAATTAATTGGTGACCGTAAAGTATTTTATAACTTTGATACAACAATTTCTTCTGAACGTAGAGTTGTTGCAACTGGCAAGTATCAAAATATCTCAAAGCGTGTTAGAATCTTTGTATCTGATGCAGTTGATCGTGGTCTTGTTCCTGAAAAGTCTCTTCCTTTTGGATTCAGGGGTGTAGAGGTTCTTAAAACAAATGACGCATTAACAGACGTTGCATCTAGCTTAAATGCTGCACGAATTGTTGGTGTTCTTGGTATTAGCTCTGGTTCTGCATTATCAGGATCGATTGTTCCTCCAATTCCGTTTAGGTTCAAGATCACAAGAGGTGATATACCAACAACGTCAACATTTGAAGGCTCACCTGGCGCAACTGAAGCAGTAAGTTCTCAACTTTATTGGGGTATTAAGTTTGAACGTAACACTGCCCCTCTTAACTCTAACTTGACGTCTGAAAAGAATGAATTGTTAGAATCTTATACGAAGTTTGTTGGTATTAAGAAACTTGATGTACTTGTGACTGGTTCTGGTGCAGATCAATTAAATAACAATAAGTTTACCCTTTCAAAGGTTGCATTCTCTAACACGAGCGTTAGTCATTTGACCGGTACAGTAACGGATCATATGAAGGAAGCTGCATATATCCGTAACGCACGTTTGGATCTTTCAAACTACTCAGTGCCAAGCACAATCGGTAATCGTATCACACTAGCTACGTTATTGGCACAAGGAACTGCTCCTGACTTTAACAAGTTTTCACCATATGCAAAATTTACGAACATGATGTATGGTGGATATGATGGTGTTAATTTCTTAGATCGTGATGCAAAAAAGATTGACGATAAGTCAACATCTTTTGATGCAGGAGGTGGCGCGGAAGTAAATTATGTAGCACCTGGAATGTTGATTAATCCAAATGGTTCGGGTCAAATAAATAGTAACGTGTTCTCTTACACGACAGCCATTGATATCATGACAGATCCTATGACGGTCAACACAAATATCTTGTGTATTCCAGGAATTCGTGAATCATTTATCAGCGATTACGCAATGAAAAAAGTGCGTGATTATGGTCTTGCATATTATATTATGGATATTCCATCATATGATTATACTGCGTTAAGACTTTATGATGACTCAACAAGTCGTCCAGATATTAGTAAAACAGCATCAGCAGTTGATTCACGTGGTTTAGACAACAATTATGTTGGTACATATTTTCCAAATGTTTTTATTGATGACAAAACAAATCGTCGTCGTGTAAAAGTTCCTGCATCAATTGCCGCAATGGGCGCCCTGGCATTCAATGACAGAGTTGCATATCCTTGGTTTGCTCCTGCAGGTTTTAATAGGGCCTCTCTTGACTTCGTTACAAACGTTGAAGTTCGATTAAACGTTAGCGATCGTGATACTCTTTATGATTCACGAATTAATCCTATCGCAACATTCCCTCGTCTTGGATTCGTAATTTACGGTCAAAAGACAATGCAAGTTGCTAAATCTGCTCTTGATAGGGTTAATGTACGAAGATTGTTACTTGAAGTGAAGAGAATCATCATTGGAACTGCAAATAGCATGGTGTTTGAACAGAATACAACCGCTGTTCGAAATAAGTTTGTTGCAGATAGTGTGTTGCAACTTGGTTTGATTCAAGCACAAGCTGGTGTTGAAGCATTTCAAGTAATCTGTAACGAAACAAATAACTCACAGGAAGATGTTGATCTTAACAGAGTCAATGGTCGAGTTATTGTGGTCCCGACGAGGGTTGTCGAGTTCATTGCTCTCGATTTCATAATAACGAACAACGGAGTAAGTTTTATCTAATTCTGACATTGCGTTCAAATGATAGAATGTCGTTGGGCAGGTGAAACTCCTGCCCACGCTTTTTGTATAAATTGGGCCAAGAAAAAATACAACTAATCATTGTCACCGCAAAACAGTGAATTTCATAATAGTTAGATTCGAGGATTAGTAGACGATGTCACAACTAAAATTTGGGAGCGCCGGCGTAGCTGCAAAAGAGATTGATATTTCAGGTCCGGTGATTCAACAACCGGTGGGTGTACCCGCTGGAATCATAGGAACAACTCTTAAAGGTCCTGCATTTGTACCGATAACAGTTGGTACAACTAGCGACTTTTATGCTAAGTTTGGTAATACGGATGGAAAAAAATTCGGTCCGCTTGCTGTGACCGAATGGCTTCGTAATGCCGGTTCAGTAACTTATCTTAGGGTTCTTGGAGTTGGCGATGGCAAACAAAGAACGTCTGATGGATCGGTAACAAATGCTGGATTTACTGTTGGTGAAAATGAACCTCGTTCAAGTGATGGTGTTTTATTTGGTAATGAATCTGCTAACTCTGGAAGTTTAAGCGTAAATGGTCGTTTATACTTTTTGGGTGCATTCATGTCTGAATCTGCTGGTTCAACTGTTTTTAGTGATTCTGGACTACAGGTTGCTGGTAACGGCGCGGCAGTACCGATTGTTCGTGCTGTTTTGATGGCACCTTCAGGTGTTATCTTAAGACTTTCATCTTCAGCTGAAGGAACAAACGCGCCACCAGCATCATCACTTGTTGCAACAGATGGAACTGCAAATGGCTCACTTTTTGGTGCTGTTGTTTTGTTGAATGGTACAGTTCCAAAACAAGAATTCGTATTATTGTTAAATGGACATAAGGGAACTGACCCACTATATCCAAATGTGATTACGGCGTCATTTGATATGACAGCACCGAATTATTTTAAGAACGTATTAAATACCGATCCTTTAAGACTTCATCAAGCTGGTCACTTTGTATATGCAAATTGGGATGTTTATCCTTCAACTGCAGTTATTACTGGTTCAGGTCTAATAAGCACATTATCAGGTGCTGGTGCTAGCACAGCTGCAAAAACAGGTATAGAAACGGCAGCATTTTTAACAACTGGTTCTACTTCAAGAAATACAGGATCAGATGTTATACCAAATTACGAAGCATGGACAAATCGATTCTCTCATTGCCGTTCACCCTGGGTGATATCACAAAAGTTTGGTGGATCC